CTATCTGAGACACTTTGTCTCTAGCAGTTAAGCTATTCATTAGTCTACTGTTAATTTCAACTAACGTTTATAGGAGTCTATTATGCCCAGTTACAACGATGTTACCAAAGAGATCGTCCCTGTCCAGCGAAATAACTGGAATTCGGATGTGATCACTGGTAGTCGTGTTACCGGAGCTAAACTCGAGGTTTGGAATGCGATTTCATCGCGGCCGAAGCCCTTGGACTTGATAGGAAATATGACGTCAATGGCAGAACAGCGCCGGGTATACACCCAGTCTGGAATCTCCCATTTCGTTAATCCCTCATCAGGTTGGACTTCCTGGACATATCATGTCCCCCGTCAGCAAATAATCCACCGCGCGCCGCTTCCCTCATGGGAGGTTCCGCTGCGACTTAAGATTAAATCTGAAGTGGTTAACTTAGGCGAAAGCATTGCTGAATACCGGCAAACGGCCTCTATGGTCACTAGCTTAGGTAGACAGCTCATTAAAGCCTATCGTTCCCTTCGAAAGGGGAAGTTCAGCGCCTTACGGCGCCAACTTTCTACTTTCGATCCTGCGAGCGCATGGCTTCTCACTCAGTTCGGCATTATCCCGCTTCTTAATGATATCGATTCGTCTCTTACGAGGCTTAACGATAAGTTAGAAGGTGGGGTGTATCGACGCGTTAGCATCTCTGCTAAATCGTCGCGTAATACTATTACGTCCGACTGGGACAGAGTGCAGATTAGAAGTAATTCTACCCTCCGAGCTCGTGCCTACATAAGAATAGGCGCCGATCCTCCCAACTTCACGTTGGGGAATCCGGTAGAGCTTGGTTGGGAATTAGTTCCTTTCTCGTTTGTCGTTGATTATTTCTTCTCGATCGGTGATTATCTCTCAGGGCTTGATGCCCTTAAGGATGTTACTTTTCTGAGAGGTTACTACAACGTAAAAACGATTCACACGCAAGAGCCTCAAGTATCTATGGTAGCACGTTCTAGTGCTAAAATATTGAAAGAAGCATCCTTCCGTGCTGAACTGCATTACCGTACGGCCTTCTCGAATATCCCTATCGGGACGTTCAATTATAAGCCTAGTTTGTCAGCTAAGAAATTAGTCAACTTACTAGCCTTGGCGGTCGTTCTTCGTAGATAGAAATCCTTTCTATCTGCTTAACCCTATAAAGGAGATCCTAATGCGATTATTATCGTTTATAAGAATCCTTAAATTGATCCGGACAATCATCCGGAAATGGAGATAAGCTATGCCTAGTGCTACAGCTATAACTTTAACTGACGCAGCTTCGGCTGATCACATCTACGCGCCGCAAGGGCAGGAAAGTGGAGTAGCATCTTTTAACGATGACTCTGCCACTACCTCTGCGGGAAGATCTAAATTAACTTTAGGTCTTTCACGCTCATCTAATCGTCGCAGGACGGATCACGTTAATGTAAAAATTACGTTTCCGTTCGAGCACACGGTTGATGGCGTTGTTCGCGTCTCGCATGCCGCCTTATTTAAAGGTAGCTTTATACTCCCGGAAGAAATGTCCGACACTGATAGAGACAATGTAAAGGCCCAAGTGAATAGCTTGCTTGGTTCTGCCATTGTAACATCGTACGTGAAGGACCTCGAACCCGCTTACTAGCGGTTCGTTAATTTCTTACCAACTACGGGTCCAAGACCCAGGAGTATGCCATGACTATTGCTACAAGCAAAGTCCTCAGCTCTGACTTCCTGTTAGAGCTACGAACCACGCGCGAATTGTGCTACGCGGTAGACACGCCAATATCCTTATCGGTGTACCTATTGTGCAAGTACGAGGAGTGGGATCAGATTGCCAGGTTTTCTATAGACTCAGGCGACTACCAAAACGTCCAGCATTTCGCTGACGATTACTTGGTAACGTCTTTGTTAAGAAAATCTGTTAATCTCCCATTAGGTATCGACCGTTCCGCGATCGCCACCGCTGCTTTCTTTAAAGCAGAGGACGATTGCAGGCGTGTTAATACCCGGCTCCGCGACCCTTCCCAGGGTCATTCGCAAGGCTTCTTCGAAGCCCGGCGCCTTTTGCATAGTGTACTTGGCCGATTACGTCATGCCGATCTTGTTTTTTGTCAAGAACGGTTTCGTTTCGGTCCAGGTGCCACTACTGCTATAAAAGGTCGTGGATGTGTGTTGTCA